TAAGACAGATATATTGGTATTCAGATACAATGGTGCTGTATGGCAAGAAGTAGGTAGAACATTAAATTTAAGTGAGAGTTAAAATATGTATGCAATAGTAGAAAACAATGAGATAACAAAATTAATTACAAATCCTAAATCTTTAGTGATTGGTGATGTAAGATACCCTGCTAAAATATTTTCTGTATGGTCAGCTTCAGAATTAAATGCCATAGGTATTTATGAAGTAGTAACTGATTCATCTAATTTTAAAGATCAAGCATATTATATAAACACTAATGAAGAATATAATTTTGCAGATAACCAAGTTACAAGATCATGGGGAACTGCTACACCTAAAAGATTAAATGATGAAAATGCAGTAGATGAAAATGGTGATCCTGTATTAGATGATGATGGAGTACAACTAATTAATTATGGTTTAAAAACTGACAAGAAAAGAATTATAAAACAACAAGCATCAGGATTATTAGAAAAAACAGATTGGCATAATCACAAAGCATTAGATGATGATACATATACAACACCTGATAATATTAAAACTTATAGAGCAAATGTTAGAAGTAAATCAAACGAAATGGAAACTCAAATAGATGCTTGTACTACTGTTGAACAATTAGAAACTTTATACACATACACTACAGATGATGATGGTGTACAATCAAGACCATTAGCTGAATTTCCAGAGGAGATTTAATGCCACTAATACTTGGAACTAACTCCATAAAAGATACAGGCTTTAATGTAGCTAACTCATTAAGATTCAATAGTGGGAGTAGTGATGATTTAGTAAGAACACCTGATAGTCAATCTACTACTAAATTTACTTGGTCAGCTTGGGTTAAAAGAGGTAATTATAATGCTTTTGGATTATTATTTAATGAAAGACAAGATTCAAATAATTTTACACAAGCATTTTGGGAAGATGGTTCTCCAGTTGATGCATTATCTTTTCAAAGTTATAAAAGTGGTAGTTATCATTATGATTTTAAAACAAATAGATTATTTAGAGACCCATCTGCTTGGTATCATATTATTTTTATTTTAGACACAACACTAGGTACACAATCTGATAGAATAAAAATTTATGTTAATGGTGTAAGAGAAACCTCATTCCATACATCAACAAATAATATTAATCAAAATGATACATTAAGTATTAATAGTGGAGTATCAAATTCATTAAAAATAGGTTCTAATGGATCAAGTGGTTATTTTTATGGTTATATGTGTGAAGTTGTTTATGTATCAAATAATGCATTAGCACATACTGATCTAGGAGAGTTCGATGAAGATTCGCCACAAATTTGGAAGCCGAAAGATGTATCAGGATTAACATTTGGTACTGCTGGATATTATTTAGATTTTGAAAATAGTGGTGCTTTAGGTGCTGACGTATCTGGTAACTCTAATAACTTCACAGTCAATAACCTTACAGCAGTAGATCAATCTACTGATACTTGCACTAATAATTTTTGCACTTGGAATCCTTTAATAGTAAGAATAGGAAGAACACAACCTACTTTTTCAGAAGGTAACTTAAAGTGTCAACATAATGATACAGGTGGACCTACTCCATCATGGGGTACTTTTTTATTAAATTCTGGTAAATGGTATTGGGAAGTAAAAATAACAAGCGCTGGTATTATATATTGTGGTGTATGGCAACCTGGATATAATAATGGAAATGTCTCTGATGCTTTAGATGGTATTGTTATCTATAGACAAGATGGTAATAAACAAGCTGAAACAGCAGCAACAACCACAAGTTATGGAAATAGTTTTACTACAGGAGATATTTTAGGCATAGCAGTTGATGTTGATACAGGAACAATTTGGTTTTCTAAAAATGGAACTTGGCAAAACTCAGCAACACAATCTGAAATAGAAGCAGGTACTACAACTAACTCTGCTTATACAGGAAAGTCTTTTGCTACTAATGGAATAGTACCATCGGTTTCTGCTTATCAACATAATGGCAATGCAATAGTAGAAGCTAATTTTGGTGGTGGTACATCATTTAGTATTTCATCTGGCAACACAGATGGTAATGGTTATGGAAACTTTGAGTATGCAGTGCCTAGTGGATATTATTCTCTTAACACAAAAAACCTAGCGGAGTTTGGATAATGAGTTATACAGATATAGACGACCCAACTTTATATTTTAATACTAAACTTTATACAGGTACAGGTTCTGAATTAGCAATTACAGGTGTTGGATTTCAACCTGATTGGGTATGGTCAAAAAATAGACAGGAAGCTGAAGGTCATAGACTTTTTGATTCAGTTAGAGGTGTAACTAAATTTCTCAGAAGTAATAATACTGATGCTGAAGGAACAGCAGCACAAACCTTAAAATCTTTTGATAGTGATGGAGTAACTATTGGAACTGATGCTGACATGAATACAAGTAGTGAAAAAAATGTTCTTTGGAATTGGAAAGCTGGAACGTCATTTACCAATGACGCAAGTTCAACAGGAATAGGAACTATTGATAGTACAGGAAGTGTAAATCAAACTGCTGGATTTTCAATAGTTTCATACACAGGTAATGCAACAGATAACGCATCAGTAAAACATGGTTTAAATACTGCACCTAAAATGGTTATTATAAAAGATTTATCAGATACTTCTACTTGGGGAGTGTGGCATCAAACTTTAACAAATGGTGGTTACAAATTAACATTAAATACAAATTCAGCACAAGTTGATGATTCTGCTTTTATTGGTGGTTCAAATAGAGCTATACCAACTTCTTCAGTTTTTTTTCTTGGAAGTGGTGGTGGTGGAAATGGTACTAATGCAAATATAGCCTACTGTTTTAGTGAGGTTAAAGGCTACTCAAAATTTGGAAGCTACACAGGAAATGGAAATGCTGACGGATCATTTATTACAACAGGATTTAGACCAGCTATGGTTATATTGAAATCTTCTACAAGTTCAGCAGATTGGGAACTAGCAGATAATAAAAGAAGTACCTCTGGTGGTAATGTTATTGACAAAGAAGTAAGACCAAATAGTAGTGCTGCTGAAACAGGTGGAACTGATGGAAGATATATAGATTTTCTTTCTAACGGTTTTAAATTAAGACAGGCTTTTGGTAATTGGAATGGTTCTGGAGAAACATACATCTACATGGCATTTGCAGAATCACCATTTACAAATTCTTCTGGTGTACCAAACAACGCAAGGTAGTTATGAAATTTGTTCTTATGCTTTCAGTATGTTCATTCGTTACCGGAGAATGTAAACCACCTGTTGTTTATGGTCAAACATTTGATACATGGAAACATTGTGCATTAACAGCCTTAGATACAAGTGTAAAATATTTAGAATCTATGGATAATAAAATAGTAAATGAACTTCAACTATCAACTCAATATTCTTGTAAACAAAACAAAGCAATATAATGCCTAAAAAAAAAACTAAACATTCTAACATAGAAGATCACAATGGAATTAGAATTTCTTACCATGAAAAAGTATGTGCAGAACGTATGAAAACATTATTTAAAGCAATAGAAGATATGAGAAAAGATGTAAAAGATTTAAGAAACGATATGTCAAAAGGTAAAGGTGCGATAAACATTTTAATAATATTAGGTGGTATAGCAGGAGCTTTATTAGGTTTCTTTAAATGGAATGGCTAGAAGAAAAAAAGCAATTATTGGTCTACTAAGCGAAATGAAGGCTCAAATTGAACTAGCAAAAGATCCCAATATCCTAGTATTTATACCTCTTGGTGGTCTTGGTCCTGTGGATATTGTTACTTTAAATATGACTACAGGTGAGTATACTGGTTATGATGTTAAATCAAAAAATTATAGAAAGTCAGACTATACAGCAAAAGATGGCTATAAAAGAAAAAGAATTGGCTCACTTATATCAAGAGGAAGAACCAAAGAACAAATCAAACTAAAGGTAAAAATTATATATGCAAAGTGATAACTCGCTAGACATTATTAATGAATATAAAGATCAAGTTAGAATATTAAAAGGTCAGATAGCAGAACTTGAGGATGCAGGTAAATCTAAAGATGCGGCTAACAAAAGGTGTTTGCAAAAATTAGAGTTTTGCACTAAAGATTTAGATGATGCTTTATCTAAAATTAAACAGTTAGAAGAAGAAAACAAAGATTAATATGCTACCATATAATATATTATTTAAAATAGGCTCTAAAGCTGTAGGAAGTTTTATGAATAGACGAGCAGAGAAAAGTGAACGTAAGCATCAAATAGCTTTACAGGAGATGCAAACTGGTAACGAGAGAGCCAAAAGAAATGGCTCATTAATTTTAGATTTAGTATTAGGTGCGTTTATATTAGCACCATTAGGTATACTGGCTTATGCTACATTTTATGGAGATATGGCTATGTTACAAAAGGTAGAGTTTTATTTTGAGCAACTAAAAAATATTCCAGAAGTATATTTATATTTAATTTTTATAGTAGTTGGTGGTAACTACGGAATATCTGTTACTAATTTGTTGAGTAATAAAAAATTTAAAAAATAATGAGCATAGCAAATTTTGATCCAAGACTTATTACTCAATATAATGAGCCAAGATTTTTAATTCATTTTCAATGGGGAAATTCTGAAAAAGTATACAGATATGCTTTAGTTGAATCAATAGAGGTATCTAAAATTGATCAATATACAAAACAAAAAAAAGATGAAATAGGATTAAGCCAACAAGAAATATGGGAAAAGAAATATAAATGAAGAATATATCCACATCATACTCACAGCAATACAGTAAAAAAACAAGTATGTTATCTCAACAAACTGGTAAGAAAAAAAAGAAAAAACCTAAATATAAAAAGAAAAAATAATGGCTCGTATTAAATTTACGCATTTTGTACCCAGAGACAAGCCACCTAAAAGACCGAGAAGGCATAAAAAAAATCTTAATAAAGCAGAGAAAAGAAGCTACAAGAAATATAATAGACAAGGCAGATAATATCTTATATTAGAAAGTCATAGGAGATAAATATGATTGATGAAATTAGAGATATGATCAAACATTATTTGGAAGATCATAAAAAAGCAGTTATCATTGTTGGTGTTGCTTTAGTTATAGCATACATACTGTAGGTTTTTGTGAATGAACCTAGCAGATTTACTAAAAAAGAATTTTGTATTAGTTCCGGTTGTGGCATCAGTTTTAGTCGGAACCTTTACTGGTGTTCGTTATATTGTAAATCTTACAGATACTATCAACACTAATCAGCAAGAAATTGTAGACCTTAAAAGAGATTTAAAAGTTGCTGAAGATAAAATTGTAGATCAAAATACAAGACTAACTTCTGCTGAATCTACTTGGCAGATGGCAGAAAATTTATACAGACAACTAGCAGATCAAGTTAGAGAACACGACTATGATATTAAGGATTTAAACAGGTAATGTATGGAGGTTCTCAGGATGAATTATTACTTTACAGGATTAATTATTCTAGCTCTTACAATGTTAGCTTTGTTTGTAGAACCTGCATATCCTAGGAACGAATATCTTAATGAGTATGGTGTAAGATGTGGAGAGCTAGACTTTCGTATTGAAGATAGAAATAACACACAAGATTATCATACTTATAACTCAAACGATTATGATAATGATTCACAAAATTTTAGTATAACTTTTAGAAAATATTTAGGCACAGATTGCAAGACATCAAAAGAAAATGTAGCAATCAAACAACAACTAGAATTAATGAAAATGTGTGGTAGAGTTAATGCTAATCCAAGCCTTGCATTAAATGAAAACTTTGCTTTACTTGTATCTAAATGTAGAGGGGTAACTCCTGCACAAGATAACACTAGACCTATTGATTCTAAAAGTTTATGGGATGATATGAAAGATGAATATAAAAAAGATAATCCAGACATTAAACTAATGGGAGATAAATTTATAACTAATAGAAAAAAATTAATAATACCTGAAGATTTGACAGGCGAACTACCAGTACCTACAAATGATTGATAAATATATTATAAAATTTTGTATTTTTTTAGACAACTTAGTTGCGCCTTTAGATAAATTATTTGCACCACGTTGTAAATGTAAGAAGAAAAAAAAGAAAAATGCCTAGACCTATACGTAAATGGATAGTAAGATTAAGAATGTGGTACGCAGATATAAGAGGTCATCATGGAAAAAAATGGAACTATGAACCCTCAGATCACTATATGAAAGGAAAGAAATGAAAGTATCAGATCAAACATCAGTTGCAATGCCTATCAAAAATATGATTGGTATAGTTGTTGCGGTAGCTATGGGTGTGTTCGCATACACAGAACTAACTTCAAGACTTGTATCGCTGGAGACATCAAGAGAATTATTTGAAGCTGACTTATTAAAAAAATCTCAACAGTTACCAACTGATCAAGAACAATTTATGTTGATAGAAGATTTATATAAAACAGTTGAGAAGATTGAAACTAGAATAGAAGATATGATGCACAATAAAGTTAATATAGAATTTGTAACTAAACAATTAGAGAAAGCATTAAAAGATATTGAGAACTTAAAAGACAAAGTTAGAGCAAATGGTAATGGACATGGTTGAGACAGTAATAGCATTATTAATGATAGTAGATCATGAGATTAAAGAACATAGAATACAACCAACTATGTCAGAATGTTTACGTGGCAAGAGGGTTGCTAACAGAGTTTATAATGCTAATGTAGAATATAAGTGTATAAAATCTAAAGCAGAAATAGAAATATATATGGGTGAAAAATCAATTAAAAAATTAATATTAGAATAATGGCAGACAAACAACCACCAAGAACTAAAAAATATTACAGGTCTACAAAGTCTGGTGCAGGTATGACAAGTGCTGGTATTAAAAAATATAGAAGAGATAATCCCGGATCAAAATTAAAATCAGCAGTAACAGGTAAAGTTAAAAAAGGTTCTAAAGATGCTAAACGTAGAAAGAGCTACTGTGCAAGATCTGCCGGACAGATGAAGAAGTTTCCTAAAGCTGCAAGAAATCCTAATTCAAGGTTAAGACAAGCAAGAAGAAGGTGGAAGTGCCGATAAAAAAGAAAACTTGGGTAAGGTCTAAAAATCAATCTTTAATCTGTGGCTACTGCGAGACCTGCAATAGACAACTATTAAGTGATGAAGGTGGCTGGATAATCACAGCTAGTAAACGATATTTTTGCCATGATGGTAGAGATGGTAGTTGTTTTGACAACTTTTGTGTGCTACAACTTAAGAAACAAAAGGAGAATAATTATGTATGGTAAATCAAAAGGTAAAAGTAAATTAACAGCAAAGCAAAAAACTTTGCCAAGAAGTTTACAAAAAAAAATAATGAAATCAAAAGCTAAAAAAAGGAAGTAATGAAAAAAGGTTATCACAAAACTAAGTCAGGTAAAACAGCTCGTAAAGGTTTGTACTACAATATTAACAAACGTAAGAAAGCTGGTACATCAAGATCAAAAAAGAAATCTACAATTAGTTCAAAGGCTTATAGAAATATGAAGTCTGGATTTAAAAAATAGATTCTTTTAACTCTCTAAACTCTTGCCAGATGCTTTGACCAGCATCCCAAAATCTTCGCTTACTTTTTTTCATTTCTATTGAATGTAAAACTGTGGTATGATCTTGTCCAAAATATCTACCAATATCTGTAAGGTTCATATTATATTTTTCATACAACATATTGTGAATAATGTTTCTTGCTCTAACAACATCTTGAGTTCTAACCTTACCCATTAAACTTTTTTTGTGTACTTCGTAACGAATACAAATTTTATTAACAATACTTTCAATAGTTCTTGTACTAGGTTTGGCAAATGAATAGCTAATAATTTTTCTTGGCTTATAAAACTCTGGACTTCTTTTTTTGCAATGTATCTTCGCTAACTTGTAGCCATTTTTAAATGCGTTTTTATATATTTTTTTTTCTTTAAAACTTAAATCACGATAATGTCCTGCTTTCATAGCAAGTTTAATTTCAGTAAACACTTTATTTTTAGTCATAAATCCCCTACGTTTTCCTTCAGTTTTTTTTATAATAATTAATGACTATCTATTTGCCATTAAAAGTTCTTGTGCCTTCTCTATTTTCCAAAGCAATCTAAAAGAATCTTTTTTATATTTATTCACTTTGTGCTTTGCTTCTAGGAACTTCTCGTGTTTCTTCGCTTGAAGATCCCTGTACTTCTGAAGGCGAGTTTTTAACTCTTCCATCTTTCTCCTTTGTTACTGTTGTAAAATCGATCCTCAAATTATCAATCTTACATTCTACAGGTTCTCCATTATTGGACACATCTGCAGCCTTTTCTGCATTATCGAATAGCTCTGTAATTACAAAATTACATTCGCCATTAATAATTCTTTTGAATTTTGTCATACTTTATCCTTTTTGGCAACCTCTTTTTTGTGTATTTCTTTAGTCATCTTGTTATATATACTCAAATCAGTATAATTATCGGCTTTAAAATTTCGTGTTGATCTATATAATTTTAGTGCCATCATTAATTGACCTACTTGATGTGGCTTAATTCTTGTTTTTAAATTGTTAGCTAAAATAATAGTAAACATTTCTGCTAACATAATAAAGTTTTCTTGATAATCACCATAGTCTTTTTGGCGATCATCAATGATCTTTTTTTCTATTTGTTGATCTATGTCTGTTATTTTTTTATCCATATAATTTGAGGGTCTCGGGGAAGAAAACTACCGAAAGGGAACTAGAAAGAAAAACTCCCCCAAGACTAAATATACAAGTTAATTAAAACTTATATTGTTGTTTACTACCATAACTAGGTTTGCTTTGAAACCCCTTATTTGATGGTGCTGAAGGCTTGTCATTATTAGAACTAGGTGGTGTCATCTTAATTGTGATACCGGTTATATTACCCTGTTCATCTAACTCATTCCATCCAGCTTGATTATGCCAAACGTCTCCTATCTTAACACCTATAGTCCATTTCTTACCCTCTGGTGCTTTTAGGTTTGGTGGTGCTACCCAATCAGGTTGATTGTCTGCGTTCTTATTTTCGTTTCTTACTAAGTTACACCATACTACATCTTCACTCATTTTTACTCCTTTGTTATTGTCAGCTTTTACTGACCCTTATTTGTTAATTGCAACTCTCTAGTATCAGCAACATCTTTTATTTGTTGATAAACTTTAGTGTTGTTTTTTATTAGATATTGAATGTGATTAGAATATTTCTCTGCTAAAATGTTAAACTCTTTTAAATTTTTAGCTGACTTAATCTCATTCTTTATATCTTCTACATCTATAGTATCATCTAAATATGTAGGTTCTTCAACAGATTGCTCTGTAGAATCTTCAAATGGCTTTGGTTCATAACCATCTTCATCTTTGATACCTGTTTTAAGATTTAATAAATTTAAGAACGCATACTTTCGTGAATACGACATAGCATTGCCGGTTCCAAATTTATCAAGATTGCCAAATGCTGAACATCCATCAACAAGTATATATTGTGTTGGATCGTCAACATCATAAACTCGCATAGTACATACGACCATAACTTGTTTTATGTTTGGCACAATCTCTGTTAGGTAATTACAAGTCGCATACAAACCATTGTCTAACAAGGCTTGTGTTGCTACCTCTTGAACTTTGTCGTGCAAAAGGGGATTGAAGTGCATCCCATTTGCTTTCGCACCTTTCTTTACAGACCCCGCAGTCAAACAGGCATCATGTAGCTTTTGATATATGTTTCTTTTCATATTTTTTCCTTTCATTTGTTTTTATTATTAACCCGGTAATAAACCCCATAACTTTTGTGCGTAAATAAAAGTGTATGTTGCAATTACTTTTCCTTTATAAATCATCCAAGACATAGTTCTCCTTTTTTGTTATTGTTGTTGTTTTATTCCCCATAAATTAGTTATGAGTTTTGTTTGTTCTGGTGCTAAATCTTTATAATAATAAGGATGATATATGTCTGGTGGCTCACACATCAATGCAAGTTCAGACAGACTTCCTTTGCAGAACATAATCATACGTTCCCAAAGTAAAATCTTATCAACCATTTTATAGTAAAGATATTCCAGATGGTCTTTCTTCATTAACTCGTGTGTCTCATCAAAAATAATATGTTCCTTATCATTTGTATAAATTAAATAAGGTATCTTCTTGGTACACATATAGTAGAACGAAGTCTGTGTAAGGTTATCTGTTGCGGGTTCAGTTGGCAATGGTTGTGTACTCATTGTCCACTCTTCCTTGTTCTTAACCTTTCTAATATTGGGTGGTTTTGTTTTTAATTCTATAAATATTTTTTTTGTAAGATAATCTACTTTACCTAGAATATCTTTAATCATTGTCATTTCTTTTTTTCTTACATGATACTCACAAATTAAGTTGTCATCTTTAACTATATCTTTAACAACTTTCTCTGTTACACCAATACAATCTATTGCGTACTCAATCATTTGTTCTCTGGCGAATTTATCCTTGTCATCTACTGGTGGTTTTTCATTTATAATACCAAGTTCATTTTGAAATATTTTATTAAAATCTCTATCCCATTTTGGTTCTTTCATTGTGGATGTTTTCCAAACTTCATGTCCAATTAATCTTTGTACTGTGTTGTTTACAAGATTGCCAAAGTTAGCTTTATATCTAAATGCAAAAGTTCTTCTGACCTCTTGTGGAAAAGTATAGCTAATTAAATTTTTAGAAAATGGTGTAGAGGTAGATGAGTATGACCAATGGTCTAATCCTTTACCACCATTAAATATTGAGAAAGCATCTTCTATTAATTGTTCGTCTTTTTTCATAAGTTCCTAGTTTTCCACTATCTATACACATATTATTTTACTTGTAAAGCATTAAATATGATATATATACATACAAATCAGAGCAATCAAGAAAGGAAATATGACACTTGAAGAATATAGAAAAGAGAAAGGTCTATCCTATTATAATTTTGGATTAGAACTTGGTATACGTGGAGTACAAAATCCGGGAACATCAGTACAGAGGTGGTGCTTAACTGCAAAGGTTAAAAGGTTTCCCGATCCAGAAATGGTAAAGAAAATTTTAGAAGTCACTAACAACAAAGTAAGCATAAAGGATCTGTATGAAA